ACTACGCAGTTTGGATCGAGAGCATCATATCCGCACTACTGAGGAACTCCGCGCAGCAAAGAGGCGCATCGAAGAGCTTGAGCAGTTAACCAAAGGGACTGATGCTTTCCAAGTCTCGCACCCTGCTAATTTATTTTGGCACCGATACGCTGACCACGGTCTGCGGATCTACACGCATGGGGATGACCATGATGACAGCAAGCAATTGCTGACTAGGATACCCTTGTTTACCAACTACCACGGCGAGGCGGATACGCAGAGCAAGATAGAAATCTTGTTGAAGTTGCAGAAGCTTTTGTCTGAAGCCTACGAGTCTTTCCCCGATGAATATATTGGGGTGGAGATCTTCATGGCAGAAAACCATGTGAATTGCTAGATGAACGATGCTTACGAAAAATGGCTTGCTGCTGGGAACAAGCCAACCCAACTCCCCGCTGATGCAACTGCTGGCAAGACCAGATATTGCATCAACTGCGGGTTAGCCAAACCAGAGGCCGACTTCAAGTTAACGGGCAATGTAAAGTGCAGAGCCTGTTACGAGCGCCGAGGCCTAAAACTAGGAGCCCACAATGAGCGAGATAACAAGAGAGAAGACTGAGGCATCACACCCTGATGCCCCGTGGAACCAAGCAGACGCTGAGTTTTGCGACAAGCACCATGACATTGAGCTTGAGCGAGTAGACGGCGAAGATGAGGACGGCAAGTACGCCTTCTCGTTTTGCCCGTTGTGTCAGTCGCTTGATGAGCTAAATGCTGGCGATTTATATTGTGAGACTTGTGCCAAAACAAACTTAGAGTTTGAGGAAGGCGAAGGTTTCTATTGCCTAAACTGCGAGGACTTCACCGACACCGGCTACATTGGAGTTTCACCTGATGAGAGATTATCTATGCCAAAGATTGACCTAGAACTGAGTCAGAAGGCTCTCGACCTGATCAATGAGTCTGGCTTTGACTTTCACGACGATACGCTGATGAGAGCGATAACCGAAAGCACTGAGGACGGCTGCTTCAATGGATCAGCAAAGGACTTAAACCGCTCATTTCGCAGAGGCTTATGGCTCTCAATCCACAACCCCCTAAAATTTGATGTTTGGAACGAAGGCTTCATAGAAGGCTCTGGCTTCAGCATCGACACTCTAGCAACCATGTACATCAAAGCGAGGAGCGAGAACAATGCCTAAATTTCAAGTAGACATAACCCGAACCATAACTGATCGTTACTTTGTAACCGCTAAAGATTGGGAGGAGGCTGAAGACATGGCTCTTGAAGGCGGTGACTTTTACGCCGAGTTTGTAAAACCCGCCCAGACAAAGTATGGCGAGGAGACTGTAGATGTTGAGGAGATTGATGAAAGTCCTTGACCTGTTCTCAGGTATAGGCGGCTTCTCATTGGGCCTAGAGTGGGCAGGGATGTCCACTGTGGCCTTTTGCGAACGCGACCCCTACTGTGTCAAGGTGTTAAACAAACACTGGCCTGACACGCCAATTCACAACGATGTTAAGGAATTAGATGGTCATCAATACCGAGGTTCAGTTGAGCTTGTTTGCGGAGGATTCCCCTGCCAGCCTTTCTCAGACGCAGGGCCAAAGAACGGCACAAGCGATGACCGTCACCTCTGGCCTGAGATGTTTAGAATTATCAAAGAGTGTAGGCCTCGATGGGTCATTGGCGAAAACGTTTCTGGGTTCATCAACATGGCGCTCGACGATGTGTGCGTTAACTTGGAGAGTGAAGGCTACGAGGTCAGGACGTTCGTACTTCCAGCTTGCTCCGTCGATGCTCGACACCGAAGAGATCGCGTCTTCATTGTGGGCTACACCCGCGAGTGGGGAGGGCGGCGGGAGACCGAGCACGAAACATCAGGACGGGTGGCATTGGACAGGGACGAAATGGATTCGACCAAACGGAACCAAGTGCCAGACCAGCCTTGCGGATCAGATCCGAATGTACCCAACCCCAACAACCAGGGATTACAAGGGAGGGCGATCCCCTGCAACACTGAAAGCGAAGGGCCGACTGCCGAGCAACTCATTGCCGGATACAGTGAACGCCTTAGCGGGGGGAACTGGCCCTCTGAATCCGGCCTTCTGCGAATATCTCATGGGGTTCCCAATCGGGTGGACAGAGTTAAAGCCGTAGGTAATGCGGTTGTTCCGCAACTAATAAAAACAATTGGTGAGCTAGTGCTTGCCGCAAACAAGGAGATCTTCAATGATCAAACAAGATTATAAAGACGGGTATGTATTCGTGGAGGAAGGAGATGACGTTAAGTGGTATCACAAAGTGATGATCAGCTTTGTCTTCTGTTCATTGATGATCGACTGGGATCGTCTTGTAGGATAATGGTTACCCCTCTCGCACGGAGGATGCGGGGTGAGAGAGGGGAACCATAAGGCGCGAGAAAACGCCATGTCCGACCAAGACCGGCGAAGTCTCTCAAAAAATATCAACAAATGCAATTGACAGAATCACCATCTGGCGGCTAGTTTTTTCATTACCGACTTGAACTCAGGAAGGTTCTTTTTAGACACCTTTCTATTCTTCATCAGCAAGATGCAAGCCTTCACTACCTGATCATCATCCTTATAATTTTCTTCTAGGTATCTGGCTGTATCTTGAAGCAATGCCATTGCTGCATGGTCATTGATGTCAGCGTCCAATCGCTTCAAGACACTACGCAGTTTATCGGCTGCAACGGACTCGCTGGAGGTTAGGTCTCCAGCTTTCCGCATACGCTCTACAAAATTAGAATTCCCAGTCATCACTGGTCTCATGAAAATCTCTTCTACCCGTTGATCTCGCAACTTGCGCGAACGGTTCAACATTATGCTCACGGTCTTTGTACCTCCCCGTCACCGGATCGTACTGAAGTTCCGCACTGCCAATTGAACCAACCCACTTGAATCTGCATTTCCAACTATGTACCTCGATGTGTTCCCCTAATCGGTGAACTGTTATGCCGCAATCGGCTTTAGCAAACCACGCAGCAGATCCGCTGATGTGGTTGCCGTTTGGAATAGGCATCTTGCCCTGATCGTTTGCCCTCATTTTTGCAGGGTGAGCGATGAACCAGATGTGTAGGTCATGGCTTCTAGCAAACTGCACCATGCGGGTGAGCATCTCGCTGATCGCCTGATGCTCGTTATCGCCGCTGTTCTGGGCTATGTAATTATAAGGATCAATCACCAAGCCTCGGCAACCAAGCCTCATGACAGCCATTTTTGTGCGCTCTATGATGCTGTCTATCGTTGCCGCCTCACCATCCTTGGAGTCAAGAAAGGCAAAGTGATCATTGACCCAACTTCTAGACTCCTGCATCTCATCAGCAGACATCCGCTCATGGTGGCCTTCAAAGAATGGCTTACGGGCATACTTCTCACTCAGTTTGATGATGTGCATCGCTGGCGGGTTCTCAAAGCTTGCGATAGCAAACTTCCAATCTTCTTTCTCGGCTAAGTTAACCAGTACTGCGTCGATGAACTCAGACTTGCCAGATCCAGGGAGCCCTGTTACCACAGTTAACTGACCTTGCAGCACTGTGTAAACGTCATCTAGTCCACGGAATCCGGTAGACATACCCTTCATCAGTCCCTTTTCGTACAGGAAGGCAACGTCATCAGCATAGTCATTCGCTGAATACACGCCGACTAATGGTGTTGGACTAGCCTCATCAATGAGATCCACCAAACGCTCTTTGCCTTGGATGCGAAGAACATCATTCGCATCCTTGCAGCCCTCTGGCAGATCTAGGTGGTAGCATTTAGCTCTACCTACTCGGCGCATAATCTCTTCACCAAGAGCCTGCCCTGGTTCATCACTGTCAACGGCTAAGATGATCTTCTCTGCCTGTTCAAACACATCCTTGGCAGCCCATAGATAGGCAAACTTCCTGTCCTCGGCAGCATCAACTCGCTTGTTGCTGACCTTTTGAGGCGCACCATTCGGGACGCTGACCACCAAGGTGTCGGGGCAGTCGCCTATTGCTGATGCAATTGCCAGCGCATCAAACTCGCCCTCAGTAATGATGATTGTTTTAAGGCCGTCAGATGGTGCAGTCTCAATGCCCCACAGCGTTTGTGCGGAACCGTCTTGCGTAAACTGTTTATCGCTTACCGCTCTCCACTTAATGGCTTCATTGTCACCGTAGACAAAGCCAATGGCATCCATTTCGCCGCCATTGTGAAAGTATTTGGTTCCACCAACCACGTTATAGCCGCCAATTGACTCAGGATCTATGCCCCGTTCGATTAGGAATGCAGTCACCAGCCCCTTATCTGAGGCTTTTGGCTTGCTAATGGCCTTGACAGTCGCTGTCTCTGGCGGGAAGTCATCAAACGGACTGACCTCTCTAGTAACCTTGCCAGACACCTCGCAGTGCCAGCAGCGATATAACAAGCAGCCGCCGTCAGGTTGTATGTTGAGAGTCTTCTCGTTTTTCTTTTTACGTTCCGGTGAACATACTGGACAAACGTGCCTACCGGCCTCGCTGTTAGTCACAAAATATTCTAGGTCTGATTGATTCATGTGCATCCTCCTTGTCAATCGTTTCAAAAAATGTTAAATCTATAGAACGCCATCTGAGAGAACGTTCTCTTCGACAGCTTTCTCCCCAACTTAAAGTTGGGTTTAGAACGTACTACTTAGAACGTTCTCTTAGTCGGTAATCTTCTCAACCTTGATCGTCGCTCTCGGATTCTCCTTATCGAGCGCATGGTAAATATGTTTCTCCTTTACTTGCCTGTCGTTCTTGTACGCAAAGCCTTCTAGACAATCCAAGATAACTGATTCATCCAGATCAGGTCTGCGGGTTACATACCAAATCTTAATCGTCACCTTAACGTCCCCCTCAATAAGTTCATCGAGGGTCGGGCATTGCTTCTTAAAGGCATCGACATAGTCTCTGGCCTTCTTACTCTTTATCAATCTAGGTTTACCCCCGAAAGCTACAATCTTCCGACTGTTGGCTTTGCTGGCAGGTTCGCCGTATATTGTGGTCTCAAAGATGTTGCACATACTATGATGGTTCGCTATGATACGCAAGCGGAACAACAGGAGGAATCACATGAGCAAAATTGGAAGTTTTGTTTTGGAACAAGAAGAGCGTGGAAACGCGCAATGGAATGAGGAACAACTTAGCTATGAGCTTAATCATAAAATCAAATGTCGAGATGGATGTGCGGAGCACGGGAGAGCCGTTGCCAAGCATACCTTGGGATCAAATGTTTTTCAAAGATGCCTTCGACATACCAGTAGAAGAGCAGGACATAGTCCGAAAGTTGGCGGCGGTAAGAAGCGCATACAAGCGTTACTTGCTGAAGCAGGAAGATCCACCAGAACGAGAATTCTTTATCGGGCAGCACTCCGACGAGGAAGGCTTAGTCGTTCGGATCTACTGTAAGCAAGGGCCAATTCGTGAAGATAACCAATAAGCACAAACTACCAACCCCGATTGTAAATGCCCTCAGTAAGGACACTTACACCCGTGGAAATAGTCACAGATCTGTAACGCAACTCATTGATTCCCCTCGCATTAGGATCTTGACGGAGAAGCATTGGGAGGATCTTGAAGAAGATATCTCAAGCAAGCTTTGGTCTGTCCTTGGAACAGCGGTTCACTCTATGTTTGAAGATGCCGATCAGGGCGACTCAATCAGTGAGGAGCGATTGTTTGTTGATGTAGATGGGTGGACAGTGTCTGGTGCTATAGACCTGCAAGATGCAGACGGCCCTAGCGATTACAAATGCACCAGTGTCTGGTCTGTGATCTACGAGAAGAAAGAATGGGCCTATCAGTTGAATGCTTACGCTTGGCTAATGCGCCATGCCAAAGGTCAGATATCTAAGCAGTTGAAGATCATAGCTGTTATGCGAGATTGGAAGGGAAGGGAGGCGCAGAATAATGCCGACTATCCGCAATCACCCATAGCCGAGATACGGATACCGCTGTGGTCTGAGTCGGAACAAGACCGATATATGTCTGAGCGCATCAAGTTACATCAAGATGCAGAGTACGCGAACCTTACCGGCGACAAGCTACCCCATTGCACTGACGGTGAACGGTGGATGAGGCCGCCACAGTACGCAGTCAAGAAGGGTAACAACAAACGCGCCATGAGGGTTTTGGATACTCAGGAAGAAGCTGAAGGCTACATCCGCAGCAAGTTTCCAACAGGCGGCGCTCACATAGAGCATCGACCAGGGGAGCCCATAAGGTGTGCAGCTAACTGGTGTCGGGTCGCAGATTTTTGTGATCAGTGGCAAGGAGAGCGCAATGCTTGAGCAGCAACGGAGTGTGTTTGAAAAGATGATTGGGATCTGGTCAATAACCAAGATACCTAATCTACAAATGAAGGTCATAGGTAGTGGTGAAATTGTATTCACCTGTGCCGCTGGCCCGATATGCAAATTGAAGTTTGATTTGTTTGACAGACTGGTTCCACTGGAAGTGGTGGAACTCATAGAAACTAAATTGGAGAAACAGTATGGGATCGACGGCAAAAAATACCGCGCCGACTTTCGTGGATATATGGCAGACCCTTTCAGCAGTCAACGTTGAGGACTTTGTTCAAGACAAGATGGGACTAAGATATCTGTCTTGGGCAAATAGCTGGATAGTTTTGATGGATCATTACCCTCAAGCCATTATGGACTTTGGGGCAAATGAGATGCATGAAGACGGCACAGTGACTGTCCACTGCACAATCGTGATTGACACCTATGCTCGGCATATGTGGCTACCAGTGATGGATCATCGTGGTAGAGCAATCGTTCGGCCTGACGCAAGAGCAATAAGTGATAACAAAATGCGATGCATGGTTAAGTGCTTAGCATTGTTTGGCCTTGGACTCTACATCTATGCGGGTGAAGACCTGCCTAGTGCGGAAAAGGACACGCCAAAATCAACACCAAAACCAACGCCAGCACCCGAAGCAAAAAAAGCGGCAAAGCCTAAACCTGTAGCAACAGAAGAAGAGCCTGCACCAACCCCTGAGAACACGCGAGTAGCGTCTGAGGCGTTTGTAGGGGCGATGGGGCAGTTCATTGACATGATGACTACCGAAGAAGGCTTGGTAGGCTATTGGAATGACAACAGGGGTCAAATAACAACGATTCAAAACCAACACGCCGACCTCTATCAAAAGATGGTCGAAATGTTTACCAACCGTAAAGCAGCAATCTTGAAAGGAGAAACAAAAGATGCCTAATTATGACCTGAAAGAGACCAGTTCTGGTGCTCTATTTGTCGAGAAGGAAAGGAAGAGCGAAAAAGCCCCGTATTACCGTGGCCCATTAACGATAACGAAGGCTCAAGCCCGATTTATCATGGAACACTTTAAGGCTGGTGCAAGTGAGCTAGACATTAGGATGGCTGCTTGGAACAACGATGGGCCAAGAGGCAAGTATATTGGCATCACTCTAGAGGTTATGCCTCCAGAGGACGGTCAATCTGCACCGCCACCACCTCCTCCTGTAGTTGAGGTTGCTCCCATCGAAGACGATATTCCGTTCTAGATGGATCTCCAAGACAAGCAGTCTTGGTGTGAGCTTGGAGAGCTTGAGGAGGGCAACTTCCTCAAGTCTCAAGACTTTCACTTGGTTAATGTGTTACCAAACGTAGCAAAAGCCAATGACAAATTCACCCATGATATGCGGATCTCATTCCCGTCAGACTTAAAAACGATCAGGACTAAGTGGCGGTTGTCTCAGGAGATGTTTGATATAGATCCAAAGTACGCTATTTCATTAAACAAAAAAGACGTTGTCCGGTATCAACAGTTGTACCCCAACATCATCATTGTTTTTGATATAGAGATACCGGATTACAAGGAAGTTCACTGGTCTGACCTAACCAGAATAACTAGGTTGATAACCCGTGGTCTTGCAAAGGAGCACACATATAAACAGAGGGTAGATGACTCGTCGGGTAACGCTAAATCAAGCTACATATTCGACTGTCGATGGTTCCCTATATTGAGGAAGTAGGATGTTATTGAAGAAAGAAGAAGTTGAAAAGATGACCCAGATCCAAGGGTTGACTAGGTTTGATGATCAGCAAGTGGCAAGTGTTGCAGGCGTTCATGTTAAGACTCTTATTAAAGCTAAAAACAGGAGCGGCAGTTTGAGCACAAACACCATTAACAAGATAAAGTCGTTTATTACTCTCTACGGTGAGAAGGCGCTCAAAACCAAAGTTATGGCAACCAAAGAGCCAGGATTTATCATGGCGAATATGATGCGTGACACACTGATTGAAGCTACCTCAGAGGCCGTAGAGGCTTCGCAAGAGGATATGGTGAACAGCCCAAATCATTACGCAGAGAATGAGATTGAGTGCATTGACGCAATGGTTGCAGCCTTTGGCCTTGAGCGTGTTCAAGACTATGCAGCTATTACCGCGTTCAAGTATATTTGGAGAGAGAATAAGAAGTGGAACCCCGCTGAAGACAGAGAGAAGGCGTTGTGGTACATGCGCTTTTCTACAGGCGATGACCCACGCCTTGATAATAAAGTTTAGGTCAGGGTACTCCATACCCAGTAGCGTGTTCCCGTCCGCGTTGACCGACAGGCGGGGCTAACTAGACCAAGGGGGCGACACCTATGCCTCCTCATAACCGTGTTCCCGTCCACGGGGTCAAACAGGCGGGGCTAACAAAGGGGGTTTATATTAGTAACTTATTTTTAAGAGCTATAGAGGCTCAAGATAAACAAAAACAAAACTATATTGACGTTAGGCTATCTAGAGTCAATACCAAGCACTTTTCAGAAGAACAAAAACTCCAGATATGGAGGATGCAAGCAGAAGGTGTGCCGTTTAGCAAAATATTGGCTGAACAAAGGGTTGATCAAAAAACACTACTGCGCTTAATCAAGAGAACATCTTGGCCTTCGCAATCCGAGATGAGATAAAAAGTTAAAGGAGAAAATATGAGCAAGTTTTATTTAAAGGTATCAGTGACCAAAGACGGAGAGTTTGTTATTAACGCGAAGACCGAAGAAGAAGCACTTGAAAGGCTTAAAAACGGCGGCGAAATGAACTTAGTCGAGATGTGGAGCGAGCCGACCATAACTGTAAACAACATCCGCGAGGTGCCTGGTGAGTAATTTGTTTTTGAAGTCTATTAGAGGCCAGAGCGGGTACACCCCGCCAGCCCCACCGCCAGAAGCCTTCGATGAGAAGAAGCGCAAGTCAACAATCAGTGAAAAGTATATTGGTATTATCTTGAGGCATCGGAAGCGTGGCTTGAGCTACATGGAGATCGCTAAGGACTTAGCACTCCCTTATCACACGGTTTACAACGTGGTCAGACGGAACCTTGAGCAATGAGGGTTATCTTATTGTTGCTGTTGCTTTTTTACGCAGACGCGATTAGTGCTCATGTTCACGATTGGAAGGCTGTAAAAAATGATGATAGTAAAGGGGGTGGCTGCACCTTGGTTTGCGACTTTACAGGTCAGCTACACGTTATACATCTTGCTGCGGGGGATTGCCCCGCGCACCTTGATGTGAGTGCTAACGCAGCCGTGATCCCACGTTTACCGCTGGAAGATCAGCCAGTTCCATTAGTTGAGGAACAACCTCAAGAAGATATTTCTCTTGAAGGTTTATCTCTCTAATCTCTTCCTGCTTCTTCTCTGGGGTCATGTCAGACCGCTGAATAAACCCTCTGTACTTGCGTAGGTCAGCCAAGCTCTGGCGCACATCATCAGTTGATGATTTGAGTCCAATCAAGTGCTCCCTACCGGCAGAGAACCTGCGAAGGTCTTCCATTCGGTCTTCTTTGAGAAGTTTGTTGTAAGTGTTGTAGAACTTGTTAACTTCATTGCTCATCTCATAGAGGCGTTCCTTTGCCTCTCCACCAAACTCTTGACCAAAGAACCTCTTCAACACAGGGTACTGTGTCATGTCTCTAGCTGGAAGCACTGATCGGTTATCACCTTGGAGCGTTTTGCTCTTCAGTACAGCGTCACTTATCTCTATCGCGTAAGCGCCTAGTGTTCCGGTATAACCCCTCATGACATAGTCAATCTTGATAGGACTCATATCTAAAGTCTGACCTATGACCTTTGCCATCTCGGTGGTTCCGATAAGGTCTTGATACTCTTTAGCCATCTGCATATCAACAAACACTGGGGTAATACTACGCCCAGTAAAGAAGCTGTAGTTTGCAGCAGCCTCAACCAATGGGGCGGTCATCTGAACCCCGAATGGGTTTATCTCTAAAGTGCTTATTACTCCGCGAGCTAATGAGTCAACAGTCTCTCGACCCGTGGCTCTGCCCGTAGCCAAGGCCAACGCCCTTTCAGGTATAACCTTAAACAACAAGCCAACCTCAAACGGGATTGGGAACTTAAACGGTACGCCTGACGGGGTTGGGATCAACCAGTTGTTGTCCTTGATCTCATCGGTTTGCTCGTACTGCTCATCATCACTGACAAGCATGAAGTACATGGCTGTGGCTGAGCTAATCATTGCTCCGCGCATAACAAACGATCTTGCAGCTTGCGCTCTGGTCAAATCCCTATTGGCTGACCGCTTACCGGCACCAGCGTTGATCAACAAATCAAGACCTTGAAGCCTTGCGTTCAGGAACGGTATTGCTGTGGTAATTACCCTCATTACTGGGTTCGCTCCACGGCGACCAAAGTTCATAACCTCAATTGCTTGGAATGTAGCTTCAGCTTCATCGCCAGTTCTAGCAAGAACGTCATCGTAAACAGCCTGCCTAGTTGCAGCGTCCGATCTGGTAGTTAACCCGCCAAGGGCGTTCCAAGCAGCAATGAATGGCTTTGCTGCAAACGGAGTCTTGTCTGTTAAGTACCCGCGCTCTTTTAGCTTGCTATCTAAATACTTGCTGATATCAGATGGATCTTTACTGTAATCGTAACCACCAACAATCGCTCGGCGCTCCAACTGTTCTATGTCTGCTTCAGCAAACCCTTTTAGAGTGTCGTATATAGGGATGAAGTTAGATCCAGATGTGACGTAAGCAGACAAGGTATCTCTCATCATGTTCGCCATTATGAATCCTGGCTCTCTGGTTACCATCTCCCGCAACAAGTTTGCAGGAGCGCCCAGTACTTGAGAAACCATATCTAGGCCAGCACCACCAACCAGTGGCTGCATTGACTCGTAGATTAAAGGATCATCAATAGTGAACTTGCGATCTTTACCGTCAACCTTGAAGGTTACGACAAGCTCTCCACGGGGAACCTGATTGGGGTTAACTTCCCTACTAAGGCCGTACTTAACCATGTCTCTTACGATTCGCTGCTGAGCAACATTTCGCATACCCATGCCGATTGCAGCATCAAGGTTCATGACGATTGCGTCAAGCAACGGAACGTTAACCTGCTTCTCGCTGCCCTTGATAGCCTTAAAGCCAGCAGAGGCAGTCAACCCGCCAAACAGGCTTGGGATGTCTGGGGTATCAATCCCTTCTGCTTGTCTATAGAACGGAACGTAATCTGATTGATTAGCCCAGATCTCTGCTGTCTGATCATCTAAGACACCAGTATCTTTAAGGAATTGAATTGTCTTGCTGTTGTAACCGTTCCAGACCTCATACCAATCCTTGATTATAGAATTGCCATCAGCATCTAATATGGACTCGGCATACCTGATCTGCTCAGCCCAAATGTCCGGGTTACCAGGGGAATCAATACCCTTAGCTTTTAGCCTACCAGCCCTTCTAGCTATCGCGTATGTTTGAGCAAGCTCTTCGTAGGATGTGCCGTTTTGGAACAGCATACCCATGACCTCTATAAGCCCTTTGAACTGCTTAGTCTCGCCTGCTCTAGATGACTCGTTTGAGAATGTGTGCTCAAAATCCTCAACTTTAGTCAAGCCGTCTTTATAAACTATAGAGCCGCTAGACAATGCGCTTGCAGTCATTGCTGAAGACCTGTCAGCAGCTAAGGCGGCGGCTATAGCATGTGAGCTTGCTAATACTCCCTTCTCAAATTTGTTCTTGTAGTTTTCAAGTTGAGCGTAGCGGTTTACAGCGCCCTGCTTAGCAACGGTAAGCCATCTGGCTATTGGGCCTTGATCCAATAAGTTTAGATATGTCTCTCCTGGGCTTATATTCTCTGGCGGTGCCGAGATCATAGTATCCATGCCAGCTTTAATGTTTGCTGGCAGTTCAGGGGAGTTAGCTCTAGAGAAAAAAGCCTTCTCTTCTGGAGGCAATACAGCGCCCTTAGCGGGGTCTGCGGCTACTGCCTGAGCATACGGGTCAGAAGATGGATTGTAGGTCGGTACGAAGCTTGAAGGAGACTTCTCAGCGTCCTCTTTGTTCTTCTCGACTACAGCGTCAACTTCCCCTTCGGGGATTATCTTACTTGCTAGCGTTGGCTCTCTTCGGCTAAACGCTGGGCTTTCTTCTTGGCTGTCAGGTCTTGAAGCATCTGTACGAATAGATCCATCTTGCCCTCTGGCACTTGACTGACCATCGACGGTTCGCTTTCTGTCTGCGTCCCTGAGTGCTTTTTCAACTTTTCCACGGGGTACTCCTTCTTTGTCGGCTAATATCTCTGCTGCATCTAAGTAATCGTTGTCAGATCCTCGCCCAGGCTGTACGCCTAGTGCTCTGAACAACTGCTTTTCAGGATACCACATCAATGCTTGGAAGTCGGCTGTCGTTATAT